TGTTGTGCCATACCGGGTACCCATTGTACTCTTTCTTCTCTGGGTTGGTCGTGTTGAGTTCGAAGATCATCTTGAGCATGGGCTTGTTGTTGCTGGACTTGGTCCACCATGCCTTCTTGAGCACTGCCTTGTATAGACCAGGCTCAGGGATTGGACCACTGTACGGCTCAAAATCTGAATCAGGTACGTTGCTGGTGTCGATGACGACTTTCGGCATCAGAAATCCTCCTCAGTTTGGGGCTTCTCATCGGGTTGTCCGTTGGCCTTGTTGACTTCAGCGTTGGCTTGTGCAGTCTCAGCATCAGTCATTGGTCGTGCCACTACTGCTCGTGGCGAAGGCATCTTTGCTTTGCCCTTGTTGATCATCTCCTCCATTTGCGGGATGGTCGGGTTGTCGAGATACGGCAAGCCCTTGTCGTTCTTGAGCACGCCATACCGATCCTTGGCACGGTACGGACCAGTGGACTGGAAGTACACACGTCGCACCATCACATCATTGTCATTGGCATCCTTGACCTTGCGTCGAATGCCGTGACCAACGACATGCATATAACCCATGCACTGCTGTGCGATTCCGCCTTGCTTGCCGTCAAGTGCTGGCAAGTAGTATGGATTGCCATTGGCGTCTTCCAACCGCAACGGCAAAGCCGTGTAGCAGCAGTTGATTGGAAGATCGTTGAATCGTCGCAACATGTTGAGCGTTTGTTGCTGTACCTTGAGGTGGTCCTGGATCTGCGGCACATCCGGGTCAGCATTCTTTCTGTTCTCGGCTACGCCAGTTGCCAACGCATTGTCCATCGACAACTTCTGCATTTCGGTAATCGAATCCAACAGCGCCCACTCATACTCGGCGCTGCCTTCATTCTGGATGTACCGGAATGCTTCTTGTAGATCACGCCACCGTCTGATGGGCCAGACATCAGCAGTACTTCCCATACGTTTCGCTGAGATCGTGCCATTCTCTGTGGCCAAGAACAATGCCTTGGGTCCGTCGGTCTTGCGTTGATCTGCGGTGCCTGATAGCACCGTCTTGCCCCAGCCACTCTCAGCCACGAAGAGCATGTTGATGGATTCATCCCATGCCTCCAGACTGATAATGGCATCTGGTAGTGGACTCACGCTACATCAACTGCTTTCTCATCGTCTCGGATTCGATTGGTGTCCTTGGTCGCAATCTCAACCATCTTGCTTTCGATGGCATCAAGATGCTCATTGATGAACACAAGATCGTCAAACGTAAGATTGCGACGCGTGCCGTAGTCATTGGCCACCCTGGCACGGAAGCTTGCAAGTTCCTCAAGCCCACGACTGGTCGCTGATAACATATCATTCACCTCCTTCCTGAAATAGAAATTACATGTCGGCGCTCTTCAGCGCCAGTCTGTGATCTTCATATGGGTCACGCCTGTTGAACATGGCTGCGCGGAATTCAGTCCAGTCCTCACCTTGCTCGTGAAGCTGGCACATCTGAAAGAACCCACAGTCCCACTGACAATTACTGGTGGGTGTTTTCGTAATCGGAAGTTGGCCTGAACGGTATGCGTTCATCAACATGACTTCGTTGCGAACGTTGTCGACCATCTTCAAGCGCTGCTTGGGAGAGCGCCACACCGGATACCTTTTGAACAAAGGCTTTGGCTGGACCTTGCTGATGCTGCCATCCTTATTCAATGATCGACCTTGATCATCTGTTGGTCTGTCATCTGGCATCGCTTTGCGCAGGAAGTTGTACATGATGCCCTCAAGGTGCTCATGCTCCAACATGATGCCCAAAGCCTTCAACACCGGCTCAGCAAATGCGAAGTATGAGCCAGCTTGGTCATCAAGTTCAAGATAGCCTGTGTTGGGTATTCCTGCTGCAGTCTTATGTTCCATCAACCACAACTTGCCAGTTTTGCGATCACGATACACACCGTCAAATGTGCCGGTGTATATGATTGTTTGGCCATCAGGCATTCTGATGACGACCTCAAATGTCTGCTCTGTCGCAATGACATCCCAGTCTTCATCTTTGCCATAGGATACAACATATTCATACAACATGTTCATGCCAAGGTCGCGAGCATCGACCCACTGTTGCTCGTTGATCAAACCATTGCCATCTCTGACATATCGCTCTTCATTACGAACAAACAAAGCAAATGTCTGTGCGGGGTGAACGCCGCGCTCGGCACCCGGCATGTACCACTCGGCAAGTGCAAAGTGAATGCCTTGGCCGAACCACAACTTGGTGTCAACTGCGTTAGGTTGCAAACCTTTACGCCATGACCATTCCCATTGTTGTGGGCATCGCTTGAGTGACCGTCGTTCGCTGGTGCGAACAACAATCACTTTACCAACCGGTGGTGCCGTTGACACGATGCCTCACTTTCGTGGTTCGGATGTAACCTTGAGCGCAAGGGCACACCAGGCCACGCTCATGAAAGGTCATAAGTTCATTATGTGTTAGGCCCACTCTGATTGGTGTCTGGTGATTGGATGACAGGAAGCGACACAGCCTGGCAGAGTGGACCATCTCATCCGTCACCCACAATTTGATTTTGTGATTAGCAGACACAGTGCTCCGTGATTTCTAACATCGAAGCAACGCGGTGACCGTCAACAAACACCTCTTGCCAGCCGTCGATTGATGGCTGCACAGTCACCCGCTCTTCCCCATATTTCTGTTTCAGAATTCGAAGTGAGCAGTAATTACACTGTGTTAGCTCACTCATCAGATCAGGCCTTCCATTGCTTTGCATGTGTTGCACTTGCATGGTTTCGTTTTATGAAGCCACCTGACCTCACGCACAGCTAGTGCCACCAATACAGCGCCAACGATGAAGTAGCCCAACCATGTGGTCACAAACAACCACTTGAATGCAGCGAGCACCATGCCTGCGACCAGAAACCAAACCATGAAGGTCAGGATCACATATTTCATCGGTGCTTCCCCAACTCTGGCAGACCGCCACCCATCTCAGCGAAAACAGAAATGGACTTCTCTGGCCACTCTTGATAGCATGGTGGATCAACTTTGGGCCAAACACCACGACAATCATTGCCGGTATTGAGGTGTTTGTGGTAGTCGAGCCTGCCGCCAAATCGCAGCCGATACCAACCACCACAAATCTTGCATTGGCCTTTGTCCATCACCATTATGCTGTGGCCGCCTCACCAGTGTTCCACAGCAAAGTGATTGCAGCCAAACGAATTGCGGCACGCTCGTCAGCCGACATATGGCCCCAACCTGACACGAGATAGCCTGGTTCGTATGTGTAGTAGCCACCCTTGGCAATCTTGCCAGTATTGATGCCGATGAAGATGTGACGCTGCCCGTGGCAACGCCCGCACTGAAGCACCGACTCATACTCAGCGCCACGCTTGTACACCGTGTAAGGATTCCACTGGTGACCAAGTGAGCGGCACATCAAGAATTCCTCAGGCATCTTCCTGATGACGTCTTTGATGTTGGGCGGTGCTACTGCTTTGAGCGCTCGTGCCATTCTTACTCTGCCTTTCTGGTTGGGGATGTTACTTGGTTGATTTACTTGTGGCTTGCCTTGTATATGCTAACACATGACCAAGCATCGACGCAAACCTGCCGCCAACGCTTGGCCATAAAGTATCGGACAACTTGCTGATCTGTGCGCATGCACACCTCACAGTTGCCATTTCGGATTTCAGAATCCTTTTCGATCTCCTGCTGCATTTGAACTTGCCGCTCCATTTCGCTTTCCGAATTTGGCCGTATCTTTATTCGATTCTACTCCGGTTATATTCGAAAATAGCGCTCGAGAATATTCGAACTAATCCTATGATAACTATCACGTCTCGAATCAGTCCACCGAGCACATGGTTTTCGATTTCGAAATCAGAAATCAATTCTGAAACAAAAAGGCCCACCGTGAGCGAATCGCTCACAGCAGGCCTCATTGCATCCACAGAGGAAATATGATCTTCTCAATCCACTCACCGCGTGATCGCCATGATGAGATTATCCACGCCGCGACGGCCATCCAAAATTTGCTTCTGGATCGTGTCCTTCGCAAGCGTGCGCTGCTTGATGTACTCATCAATCGTTCCAGCTGCTGTCAGCCGGTAGATTGTCACCTGGTGAATACGGCTCACTCGGTGAATGCGATCTTCAAGCTGCTCCTGCTCATCAGGCGTCCACGTCTCATCGATAATGATGAGCTCATCGCAGAAGGCATCGAGCGTGATCGCCACGCCGCCAGCCGTCGTGTTCATAAGCAACACGCGCGGCCCACCCTCACTCTGGAATTTCTCAGTCACCTCAACACGCCGACGCTCGTTCACCGCACCGGTGATCTTCATAGTCGGAACATCAATGGATTCAAGGAAATTCTCAAGTGAATCAATGACCTGTGTGAACTGCGACGCAATCACGATCTTGTTGTCACCGCTACGGTCAGCACCCGCAATGCCACGCTCATTGAGCATCTCTTCAATCACAGCGCACTTGCCACTGTGTACTGAATCAAAAATGGCCTTGGGGCTGATCCCATCGACTCCAACGTTGCGCCATGAGCAATTTGCGAACTGCTTGAGGCGAGTCATGATGGCAAGCACGCCGATAGCAGACAACTGGTTGTCCTCATCGTCGTCCATACCCAAACCCTCAAGCTCAGCGATTGCCGACGCTTCCATCTGTCGGTACATTGTCTCTTGAAGAGACGTCATATCACACATAATGTCTACACGCTGCTTAGGTGGCAATTCCTTGACCACCTCAGCCTTGGTACGGCGCAACATCACGCCGTCAAGTGACTTGTAGAATGAGTCCTCACGCCATGGCATCAGCCGTCCAACAGCATGGCTTCCACCCCATCCACGTGAGACCTCAAAGTAGCTCTCTGCCCACCGCCAGAATGCGGTGTACTCCTTGGGCCTGAGCCAATGCAGCGTTCCCCATAAATTACTGGGTTTTCCACGCATCGGCGTGCCACTGAGTGCTACCTTCACACCGTCATCAGCAAGCTGTAAGGCCATAATACCTTTGCCGGCTTGCGTCATGTTCCTCGCGGATTTGATGCCGCTCAGATAACGGTGCGACTCATCAACGACAATCGCTTGCCATGGCGCAGCTTCCAACAACGGGAATTGACCCTTGCGAGTCATCTCAGGGTTGATAACCAACACATGTGCTTGTGAAGGATTCTCAACAAAGTGATCCAGGAATTCCTGTTGTATTGCAATGCGATGGTCCGCAGAGTCTTGCCTTTGCGGAACACCGATCACAACGTGTGCGTCTGGTGCGAACTTCTTCAACTCTCGTTCCCACACAGGCCTCAATGAAGTCAACGGTGCTAGCACGAGTATCAAGCTATGCCAGCAATCGGCTTCTACAATCCCCGCAATCGCTTCAAGCGTCTTGCCCAGGCCAGGCTCATCAGCAATGAGCACAGCCTTTTGCTTTGCGATGAACGCCGCACCTACTTGTTGGTATGTTCGGTGTGACATCGCTTCACATAATGCGGTGTGTGTGGCCGAAACCCTGTCGAGCACAGCACTTTCAGCGTTGATAAGC